AGTAATCAATATAATTTCCCCTGTGTTAACTACTTTCACGAGGTCATACTTGTTGAACATGGTACCAGTCGTCATGGTAATAGACGTTGCGGCGGATGTAGCGGACACTGCTAGCGTATCCCATGAGGGATTTAGAACGTCTTCGATCCAAGAGAACGTAGGATTGATTGCAGATCGTTTATTCAGCTTTGAAACCAATACATACAGCGGGGCTGCATTTGGCTCCAAAAGATAAATCTTGTCTGCGATATCAAGAACCTTCTGTCCAGCAAGGATGTCAGGTGTTGCGGCAATACCGATCATCGTTGTCATATATTGTTTCACCTCCTATTATGAGAATCTAAAGAAGACTTATTTCTCCCATCCCGGCTTGTTAGGGCCAGATGTCATCATGTCGTTAAAGACTTTCTCTTCATACGTCATGGGTTTATCTTTGGGTTTCTCTTCCACTATACTTTGCATGGTATTGGGAGTACTACCTGGAAGAGTGCCTGAAGCAGCTCGTCTTTTCCTGACCTCTTCGAGTATTTCTCGTTTGGCCTTTTCGGTAGCTTCCACTAGTAAAGATTGCTTCATCTCCTCAGTGAATAATTGCTGAGGTGTATGATCTACTATCCCCAACTGAGTCCTCTGAGTCTCGATCCGTTTCCTATACCGTTCCTTAGCCATGTCAAAGATTACTGGTAAAGAATCTGTTCTCTGGTTAAGGTCTGGTCTAGCCTGGATCACAGCACGCATGTCGTCAACGTACGTATCAAAGTCACTATGGGCAGCCTTAAACTGCTCAATTATCTGACTCCTTCGTAGCTGGTCAACCTGCATCTGATGATACTGTCCGACAGCTGCTGCAGCGATCTGGGCTGCCCTCTTGTCCACCATCCTAAGGATGAGTTCTTTGGGGCGTTCCAAAACCGATACATCATCAATATCCGCAAAATCATCAGCACCTTCCTGAGGTGTTGCTACCTGTGCATTAGGTTGCATCAACTGATTGGATGCGGGTACTGGTCTAGACAAGTTTTCTACAAGCTCACGTAGTCGTAAAAGCTCCTCCTTTGTACGAGTACTCTCCTGTTCGAGAGCCAAGTAAGAGTTCACTGTCTTCTCCAAAGAAGACGGAAGATCTTTATCCCTAAATTTGTCAGGCACTCGTTTAAGGATATCTTCGTTAGGTTCTCCCTGTCCACTATTAACCGGAGGTGTTACTTGAGGATTAGGGGCCTGTGCGGTACTTGGTGCCGGTGCCGCTACGACCGGGGGCTCTGGGGTTGGAGTCTGAGCCGGAATAGGCTCCTCCGCAAACAGTGCCACTAAATCGTCTAAACTCTGTAGACCAGACTGTCCTTGCTCTACTTGTTTAGCAAGTTCTTCTAAGGTCTTTGGCATAATTGTTTCCTCCCTTATTCTAGTTTGAGCTTATCAAAAGCTCTTGTGCCTTCCTTTACCTTATCATTAATAAAGTTAAGCAAATTTACAAGTTCTTTGACTCCAGCACGTTCGTCGCCTAATTGGTCTGCGGATGCAAACATTAGTCTATTCATGCTGGTTCTGGGTTCTATATAATCCCGCATGAGCTTCTTCCATCCCAGATTTGAAGTGAGGCTCATGTAAATACCCGCCTCGTCAGCCTGTTCTTGCAACTTATCTTTAGTTGCTATAACTGGCCTTGTAGGTGGTTCGCTATTTAGTAATTCTGTCTTTCTATCATACGACATAAGTTATTCCTTTCATCCACCTGCTTGCTGTGGTGCTGCTGGGCCGCTTGGTAACAAGCCCCCACCAGCTACTCTTGCCATCTCTGCCATTTGTCTCTCCGCAGGTAAAGCCTTTTGTCCAGGTTGGGGGGGTTTAGGAGCCTGGGGTGCCCCACCCCCTTGTCCTGGTGAAGCTCCTGGGGGAGGCATCATCCCTTCCATTCCAGGCGGCACCATTGGTAGAGCCTGGAGTAGTTTCTCTTCATTCTTAATATCCAGAACATCAAGTACCATCTTCCGAAGTTCCATCTGGTTAATCATTGGATCTTGGTTAAACATCTGGTACGCCTGCATAATCTGCTGCACCCTAACTTCCTTAATGGCTGTCGTTGAAGACCCCATTGGCTGGAAGTGGTGGTGCTTAATCATATCTGTTATATCTTGATCATAAAAAGCTTGTCCACCGTACTTTACATACTCTTCCGATCCCACAATTCTTTCAAAGTCTTCTGGGGGTAGGAAGTGGTAGTCTAGCCAGAGGAACATCTTAGCGATATTTCGGATGACTGTAAATTCCAACATCTTCACTACTGTATCAAACCGTATAGTTGATGCTTGCTGAAGACGGACAATGCCTGTCGCTGTTTCTCTCCGTGGGGGAGTAGCTCCACGTGAATATTCCCACTCCCCAGTAGCATTGTCAATATCCCTTTTAATGATTTCCTCTTCCATATACGCAGACTTAGTTATGTCTCTCGTATCAAGGGGCTGAATCGCGTTAACATCGTTCGTTAATATCACGTTACCAGGGTAGCTAACGAGCTGGTCAAAGTCGATATCTGCGTACTTGTTTGCAATGAACATCCTATTGATAATTAAGTTCACGTTGTCCATTCTCTGGTTTCGGACTGTGTTCAGTTCCTCCTGCAAAGTCTCAGCAATTTCTGGAATTCCTATTCCGTAAAGTTCATGCTGAACTGGTACATATCGTGCCATGATAAAAGGAAGCAGACCGCCTAGTGGGTTATCTTCCTCCTTCAAAATAGTGTTCCTTCCGCCAATCGTGTAAATCTTATCTCGATCCCAGTACTCTAGTACCTCTACTACCTTCCGCTTTGTGTCCCATCCATACTCATCTAGGATTCCAATATTTGTTAATCTGTTCCTCTTATACTCATCAACAGTTCCCATAGTCTCAAGTTTATCTAATAGGTCTGAAACATTCTTGTAGAAACCAGCTCGTTGCATTTGTTCTAGTTCTTCATAGTCCATATACGACAGCTGAATCACATACTTCATATTCCTAATAGATGTTGCCCTAAAATCAGGGAAAATATGAAACAAATCTATTGGTTGAATATCAATATAATTAAAGGATGCTAGGTCATCATCATTGAACTTAGGAACAATCTTAGCAAATGATGTACCATAAATTACACACTCTTTAAAAAACTCTAGTATCTTTGTAAAGAACTCAAGCTGTTCCTCATCTAACTGATACTCCAACAGAGATTCAAGTAACCTAGCTAGGTCAACACTTGACCCCTGCCGTGGCGACACAGATATGATTGGCCTCGTGTTAAAGATCGTACCCAACATCTTAGGAACGACGCTTTCAACAATAGAGAAGATATATGGTACAAAGACATTAGACTTAAATGGCTGTGTACTGGAATCTCTATGATTACGGTAGAGCTTGTAGAATCGCTTCCACCGCTTCTCCTGACTATCTCTCCAGTTCTTAGTACTCTGATAGAGATTAGTTATAAAGGTAGCAGGATCGTCCTGTACTGTATCAACTATATCCATTTAGACTCCTTACTTTTTTACAGGATTAGTAGTACCCTTCTTTTTAGGAGATGGAGTTGGGTCGGGGTCTCCATCAGAATCGTAATTCTTTTTCCAGGCATCTGGGTCTTCTACCCTTTCCCTAGACTCAGCAGACCTTTTAGCTGCAGGACCAACTACTGGGATGTCCTTTAACCCCTTCTCTAACTGCTCCTGAAGTTCCCTAATCTTGCTACGTGGCATCATAATGATATCTCCTTAGAAGTACCCAGTGACTTGGTTAGGAGTGATATCCTTCTTACTTACCATTCCACTCCTTGTAAAACCTGGGTGTCTGTATACTATATTGGACATTACCACATACCGCAAAGCATCAAGTAGGTGGTCATCTTTCTTAATTGGTTTCTCCTTTGGGTCTTTACGTTCTTTCCGTCTAGCCCAATCATCCCATACATAATGCCTAAACTCACGTGCTGTCTGAACACAATTTCTTGTAATGTATAGCTTAGGAAGTTTACCTTCTCCAGGGTTTAACAGTGTCTTAACCTGGAGCATCCCTTGGTTTACATCTTTGTGTGCGTCAATTGTATGGAACCCAAGCTTATTATTGAAGTACTCCTTCAAACTCATTCCAGATATTGACTGCTCAGAGTTACCATAGGTATCCATAATTGACATCTGAGGAGGCCACCTACTAGGGATTTTAGCCTTAATAGCATTAACCATCTGCTCAGGTGTCTTTACATCTGGATCTAGTATTTCATCAAATACTGTCCACACATTCTCTCGGTCCAACATAACAAATATGATACCGTGAGGGTTTCTGTTGTGTGGGTCAATCCCAACGATAATCATATTCTCGTCAGGAACTTTACCTATAATCTCTTTAACGTGAATCTTTTCTTCAAACTCTTTGTAGACCAGACCTGTCTTGGATATGAAGCGACCATACATAGCTGCTTCAATACTGTCACGCATAGCTGGGTCCTTGAGAGTTGCTTCCACAGCCGCTTTATCTAAATGCGGGTTCTCAAAGATACTAACGTGCTCATAGTCCACGTATGGAGGAACCGCTTCTGGGTTATCGTAGAGATCGTCGTAAATCCAAGTCATACCGTGCAAAGGTGTACAGGTTATAAGCAACTTCCCATTGGACCCAGCATAAAGTGTACGATAGTAATTACTCTGATATATCTCTTTAGGTGGCTCTTCATCCATCCACACTAAGTCTCTTGCGGCACCCTCAAACTTCTCCAAATCCTGATCGTAGGATTTGAAGTCATACAAAGTTCCATTAGTTAATTCAAGTAGCTTCTCCTCCGCCCAAAACTTCTTCACTGACGACTTCGGTAACCAAGAGTACATCGTCGGTAGAAGAATACCCTTCACTCCAGCGTTTAGATCCATCCCGCAAATACGTATCTGGAGAGGAGGAGGAGGGAATAGCCCGAATGGGTGAATACCTAGTCCCGCCCATACACATTCTACAGCACCCCATTGTGTCTTCCCACTATTACCTGTTATAACCCAATTCTCACCAATAAAGTTATGGTCTGGATGATCCACCGTAATATTCACTGTGGATTCTTCCCCAATCTGGTAGATATCCAGTATTCTACGTTTGGAGTAATCTAAATCCAACTGTCTGTGTGGATTCTTATACTTTAGAGATAATGGCAAATCACAGTTAAGTCTCCAGTAAACTCTATAATATACCCCAACTACCCCATTATTACAGCAAGTCTTTATACTTTCTGATAATGTTGCTTTCCCACCAAGACTACGTACCAAAAAACAAAATCCTTCAGCTAACTCCTTGTACTTAGAAACAAATTCATCAACAGAACCATCTGTGTCAATTAGTCCAGCTAATACCTGTTTCCTAACTTCAATAGTAGACGTTAAATAGACTTTAGGAATAAACTTCCCATTCCCAATTAATTTATATTCTCTTAATCTATCACGTAAAGAGTTGTAGCTAGATCCATTACTCCTTCTCTTTCTCTCCTTTGGTATGATACTGTATGTAATGTCATCCTTCCTAGCCAACTTAAGTTGAAACCCATCATCCTCTACAATCCTTGAAATTCTTGTAAGAATTTCCTCATCAACATTAGTTATGCTTATAGAACTATTTACTGGTAAACTCCCATCTCCTAATAACGCTCCTAGCAGATATGGGTCAATGGTTATAGAGTCACTTCCAGAAAAGTGTACCTCCTTAGCTTGTATTAAAACCTTCTTACAAGCCTTATTCTCTAAAGTTCCAATCAATCTTTCTACAGTATAATTAATTGGCTTTTGGAGTTTCCCATGAGAATTTAACTTCCCATGCCTACTGTAAACTGGAAAAGTATGCTCTATGCTTGCCCTACAACTAGTTCCGTCTACCAACTCTATTTTATATATATCTTTTTTACCAGGATATGTTTTATCTATCACTCTTGTAGTGGTAGCAACTCCTGTATCTAAATCTACTCCTAGAATCTCATCCCCAATTTTCAAAGAGTCAATATCTGCAAATTCTCCGTTAGCTCTAAGAACTTGATAATCTAAAGGTAAACACCGTCTTCCACCGAAGATTATCCTTGTTTTTGATTCAGCCCTATGCATCCGCAACATCTTATCATTGTTAGCCTTATATGATAAGATGGCTTTAGCTTCTTCTAGTTTTCCCTGTGTAGGAAGATCAAATTGTGAAAGGTCCATACCATTCCTAAATAACTGCGGTTAGAGGTTGCCCAATAACCGCAGTCTAAAATTACTTACCCTGTAGCAATTAGTCCATGTCTACGAAGTGCATCGACAATACTATTAACAGAAGTAGCTAACTGGTCTGCTGAAGCTTCTGCAGAAGCAACGTGAGCCTGCTGGGCTGAAACAACTACTGTACCTAAGTAAGAGAATCCAGCCGAACACCCAACAGCACCAGTAACTCTAAGAGCACCGGCAACTTCAACTGCACTCGAAGCCTCTGCTAATCCTACAACTGTAAACCCTCCACCACTTCTAATTGTACCAGCAGTAAGAGTTGTAGTATCAAGCCTTGAAGCACTCAACTCCGTTACTGACCATATAGTATCAGCTGAAAGAAGAGTTGTTCTTATAGTTCCTGCACTTAGAAGCCCAAGAGACTGAATAGTTCCTGCTGTTATTGTAGTACTATCAAGTCTAGAAGCACTCAATTCTACTGAACAATTAATAGTATCTCCAGCTATAGTTCCTGCTGTTATGGTAGTAGTATCTACTCTACTTGCACTCAACTCTACTGAACAATTAATAGTAGGTGCGGCTATTGTAGTAGCTGTAACTGTAGTTGCATCCACTCTTACCATTGTGGTGTCACCCCCAACTCTAAGATTGGTGCCAATGTCAGCTGCACTCAACGCTGTAACCAAAGCGAGAACTGTAGTAGCTCCTGAAATGTATGTTGTACCTGTAACTCTTACGTTACCACCAAACTCACCTGCACTAACAAAGGTAGCATTGCCTGTAGCTCCTACTGTACCTGTAACTCTTACATTTCCGCCGAATACTCCTGCACTAATGAAGGTAGAATTCCCTGTGACATCTAGTGTTCCAGTAACTCTTACATTGCCACCAAAGGCACCTGCACTCACAAAGGTTGCATTCCCTGTTACGCCTAACGTACCATCAATAGCCACATTTCCTGTCAATGTAGCAGCGAACGAAGCATTACCATCTGCATCGACATAAAACTTAGGAACGCCATCTGTATCCTGGCATTCAAACAGGTTCGCTGTCTGTGTTCCTGATGGACTTGGGGCTATAAGTAACCCAGTGACACTTGGTGCCCTAGGTCTAATTAGTACCTGAGGTACTCTTGAAGCTCCAGCACTTCCAATTTCAGTACTTACTGTTCCAAAACCTACTAAATGCTGCCAATAATTACCCATTATAAACCATCTCCCTGGTTCTCATACTCTCCTATCTCATAGGGGATTAGCGTTAAAGACTAATAGATGTGGGAATCCTAAAGAGTTCAGCAATCTTCTTCGTCTTCTCTTTTTCAGTCCCAGGACCTTTCAAGATTTCAATAACCTTTGCAGTCCTCTTAGAAAAGTACAATCGGTAAGCCGCAAAGCCTGTACCTCCTGCACCAACAATCAAACCTATAATTAATCCAAAGATAAACATATTAGTTCCCCCCATTATTCCATACTATAGTTGAGGAAACTTACTATTCAGTAAACTCAATAAATGGGTCCATAATTACCATTTCATCTGCAGAAATTAGTCCCTGAAGATCAGCTAACTTAATTTGGATCTTATCAAAAGGAATAATTACCTCCATATCTAAAAGTTCTAAAACCCTTTGGTTTGCCATTCCTCTTGCTTTATCGTCTAGAAACTCGAAGGTATCTGCTTGTACATTTTGTAATAGTTTTCCTTCCTCATCTTTCTTACAGAAGGTACTTATAATTTCCATTCTTACCTTATAGTAGTCCTTTAAACATCTAACTAATTCTTTCTCTAGCTTCGATAACCAGTATACTACCTTAACTGGTAATCCTCTATTGGTAAATATAGGTGGTTTTCTATTTACTAATTCTTCAATTTCTCTATTCTTAACTGTAGTTGACATAAGCACCTCCATTGGTAAGGTTAGACAAGTAAACTCTAGTATATAGGATCAGGTTCCATAATAATAGGTTCTTTCCTTGCATTCGCTACAGCTAACGCCACCATCTCAAACTTATCCACCGCAGCGTCATACTCAGACATAAACTTGGCAAGGTCCTCACCTTTTAAAATAATGTGATCAGAACCTACACCGATAAACTTATCCGGTTCATTCACTCCATCGACAACCTCACCCGCCTTCGCATACCCCTCCCTGAAGGCAATCGTCACATTGTCTGCCTCGATGATAATCCTCTCAATCTCTGCCTTGTTGTAAATCAACTTCGATCCTTTGATGTCAAACATTTTTGTTACCTCCTGTTAGTTAAGTCTATAAGTTACAAACGTTGACGCTGCTGTCTTAATCGTCCTGAACCTTCCAGAGGTTGACAGAGCAACAACCATATTCCCAACTACCGTATGTCCATCTGATGCTGTCACAGTAACAGCGTTTGTCCCATTAGTGTTTACTACTATCCACTCGAACGCATCATTGATAGTGAGTCGTCCAATTGCATCTGATATTGCTCCAGTCTCAAACGTATAGGCTCGTGCAGTGTCTGGATTAGCCGTGATAATCCCACCAAGCATCATGGCGATAGTTACGGTCACTGCACCAACACCACCTGCGGTAATCGTCCCCTGTTTGACAGGTCTGATGATGGGGCGAGCAAGAGTAGCACCAACTGTGGGGTAGGCTGCATTGAGGCCGTTGGAGGTTGAGTCAAACCACTTGTCAAGACCGATGTTTTCGGGTTCAAGAGCGATGGTTGCTCCGATCTCGACGAGGGTAAAATTATCAAAGTC